GGCACCATTGGCGGCGCCGGCATCAACGGTCTGGTACTGCACGGCATTGCCGCCAGAAGCCGGGATGATGTCCGGATAGACCGAGATCGACGTGGAGCCGGAAGCGGCAGCAGCCGTGACAACGAACTGGCGCAGCTTGGCGTTGGTCTTCTTGGTGACGCGGTTGACCGAGTTGACGCCATCGATCGTGATGATGTCGCCAGCGGTCAGCGTGCCGGTGATGGCATTGACCGAGAGCGTGCGGCCGGTCTGGCCAGCGCCATTCACAGTGCCGGCGGTGAAGGTGCCGGTCGTGTGGTTGATGACGGTCTGGTCCATGTAGAAGTCGAAGCCAAGGGCCTGCTTCAGTTCGCCCGTGCGGTACTGCTCGGAGATCTTGGAGACCGGGTTGAACAGGCCGGACAGGGTGCCGACGAGATTGGCTTCGGTGGTCGGGCTCTGGACAACCATGCGACCAGGAACCTGGGGCGTGGAGTTCTGCTCGAGCAGCGCCTTGGCCTTCAGGACGGTGTTGGAGGTCGGCGAGATGATGTTGCCGTTGCCATCCGTGTTGGACACGAAGTTGCAGATGTTGGTTTCGATGGTGGTCATCACGTCGGCCGCGATGTCGCCAGCGAGGTTGTTCATCATCGGCATCAGGATGCGCTCGGCGTAGTCATCCAGTTTCAGGGTACGCTCTGCCGTCGAGAACGACACGTCAACACCGGACTGATTGCGCAGCGTCAGCGACGTGAACTTTTCGGCGGTGTCCTGCGGCGAGAAGGCCGGGCCGTGGCGAACGGTGTAGTCGTTTGGCAGGCGGATGCGGATCGCATCGCCGATCTTGGCGCCGTCAACAGCGAATGCGCTGTCATACTGCGTGTCGAGGTTCTGGATGAACATGTTGGAGTTTTTGAAGAGGGCAACAGCCGCCTTCGTGATCATGTCGATCGTGAGGATAGTATTGGCCATGTGATTGGGCTCCATGAGCGCGCAAGGCGCATCGGGTTGGGATCACGCAGTCCTTTCACTGCGAGGTTCTGCGGAGCCCGGAGCCGCGGTATTGTTGCTGGGCGGAACCCGGTTTTACGTCCCGGTAGACTGGAGCCCGAGTTGGCCTCTCGGTCGGCTTCATGCGTTGTGAGGGCGCGAGATGCGCCTTCGGTTATCGACGGCCTTTGTTGGCAAGGCTCTTGAGGAAGGCAGGCCCGAACTGATCCATCGGCATATCGGGATCATCAATCCGGGTAGATGTGCGAGCGGCGCCGTTGACCGGCTGGACCGGGGCTGGAACCTGCGAAATGGGCTTTGTCTTCGGCTTGGAGACGGTTGCGGAGAGCTTGGCGAGCTCCAATGCCATCTTCACCGGAGACAGGCGCAGCACGCGCTCGGCTTCTTCCGGGTTGTCGGCAAGAGCGGCGATGACCTTGTGACCGTCCGCGACAATATCGGTGTCGGTGACGATTTTCATGAATTCGGTGGTCTTGTCCCCCGCCAGGCTGGCGATGAGATTGGACTTGTGGGTGAACGCTTCCTTGTCGTACTCGGCTTCCCCGGCGCTGATGACGGAACTGATCTTGGCCGCGAACTCTCGACTGGCGACGAGATTGGCCGCCGCCGTCTCCACATCAGGCGCTGCTTCGCCCGCAGGCTGGCGCTGAGCGGGTTCTTGCCGTGGCTCGACCGTCTCGCCAGCGCGGAGGCGTTCATTCTCTGCGCGAAGCTCTGCGGCTTCCCGGCGGTGCTCCTCAGCAATGCGCTGGGCTTCCCGCTTTTCGAATGTCAGCTCGCCGAAGCGCTTTTCGTAGAACGTCGGCTTGGGCTTGGGCTTTTCGGTTTCTTCCGGTTTGGCGGCTTCTTGCTCGTCGGAGCCTTCGCCACCTTGGCCGGCGTTAGTATCGAGTTCGTCATCATTCTGCTCCGGTGCAGGGGGTTCATTCCCCGGAATTTCCACGGTTTCGCCTTCTGGCGTGGGCAGCGTGCCCAGCAAGTCGTTTTCGTTGTCCATGTTTCACCATGTTTAGAGCCCGGTGGACGCACCGGTACGAGCCACGGGTTACCCGCCGTGTCGGGATAGATCAGATGCGGGTGTAGCCGCTCTCGAAAGCTTTGGCGGGCGAATAGCTCTTGTAGCCGTCCTCATAAACGACATAGTAGCCGCCGACCTGCGGGTGATGCTTGACGTAGTAGTCGTCATGACCAACCAGGATCGGGGCGAAGCCTTCGTCTTCCGGAATCAGGTACCAATCACCCATCGGGTGCACCGGCTCGTGTCCGACCGGCGCCATCTGGATGTCCTTGATCTTCGGCGCCCAGACCTTCTTGTGGCACTGGTATTTTGGCATTTCGGCTGCTGCGCTCATAGCTGCGGTCGCGCCGAGTGAGAGCGTTGACGGCGTGCAAGCCAGCATTCATGAATATCAGAACGCCGAGCATCACTTGCCCTTCCCGCACAACCCGTTCATCTTGGCAGCCTGTTCCTTCGCCATCTTCTGGACATCGGACATGAGCGCCTTGTCTTTCTTTAGCTCCTCGGCCCGCATGAGGGTGCGCATGGCGTCCTCTGTGCGATACCGCTTGTCATCGTAGGCCATCGGGCCTGATAGACCGGATGCTTTGGTGCTGGCCTTTGCTGGCGCTTTCGTGGGCTTTTTCACATCAAACTCCCAAGGCTCAGACCGGGCTTGCCAGCGGTCGATCGACGATTGAACTCCAGGATTGCCTCAAGGATTTGCTCCTTGTTCTCTGCCGGGATGCCCGGTTGACCGAGCACCATCGACAGAGCCTGGACCGCCTGGTTGACGTAATCCCGCCAATGCCGGCGCACGAAATACTTCTGGTTTGGCGCGCTCTCGCGGAACTGCTCGGAGCGGGCTTGCTCGTAGAACTCCCCGGTGATCTCTTCGGCCGTCTTGCGGATGAGTTCGGGGACTTCACCAGCGCGGATTTTGCGGAGTGCCATCAGACTTCTTCCCAATCGACATAGGTCAGCGTCCGAGCCATCCCTTGAATGGTGGCGTCTTCCGTCCTGACTGTTTCGGTGTATTTGCCACCGCCCGACAATTCCCACTTCCCAGCGAGATTGGATCGGATTGTCTCCATGCGCTCGTCGCTGATGGGCTTCATGGTCATGGCGGTGATCTTGCGTTTGGGCGGCGGGACCGCGTCGAGGACCGGGATATCGGGCCCGCTCATTGCTTTGTTTCCACGCTCGCGAACATTCTCTGCAAGGGTGACATTACCTGCGAGGTTGGGGCGATCGCCATGTTTGCCTCAAGCCCGTCTATGCTGACGCGAGCGCCGGAGAAATTTATGCCAGGATCAAGCCCGAGAAACTGGAACGGCTCGCCACAGTCCGCGCATTCAACTTTGACCTCGGCCATAAAGCGACCAGAGTCTTCGAGCCGGGCTACCATGACGTTCGCGCTGAAGTTCATGTGAACGCACTTCGGCATCACTGCGCCTTAGCGTTGACATTGCGCGACAGGTTTTCGCGAAGCAGGTAGCCTTCTAGGCCCCAGATTTTGTTGCGGGCATTCTCACGGGCAATCTTGCGTCCGATCGCCTGGTCGAAGTTCTCGGGAGATGCGGCAGCGCTTTCGCCGGTGACGATGTAGCCGTTGCGCAGCGTGAGCGCACAGACGGTCAGTGTCGTGCCGGGAAACACGTGATACTGCTCCGATTGGATCGCGGCATCGATCAGCGCTGGCGTAAGGCGTGGGGCGTTCAGACCCTTGGCTTGGATTTCATTCTCAATCTGCTGTTCATCCGTGGTCATCTGTCTGTCCTATCAATCTGAGGTTCAATGTTCGGTAGTTGGGGGTCACATCATCCCTTGCGGCTGCTGAGCATCCGGCTGCAAACCCGCATCAGGCATAGGCTGGCCCATAGGAGATTGCTGAGGCGGTTGCTGGTCCGTCTGGCCCTGCGGCTGCGGCTGGCCCTGCGGCTGCTCTGGCGAGCCCCCTGAGAGCATCTGCATGATGATCTGGTGCACGATCGGCTGGATTTGCTCCGGAGAAATAGCCGGCCCAGAGTTTCCAAGAGCCGACAGACGCTTGCTCGTCGCGTCATAGCCCTTGATGTCGATCTCCTGCTGCTTGTCGGTCAGCTCCTGCTGGAGCTTCACGATGGCATCCTGCATCTGCTTGATCTGGCCTTGGGCCTGCTCTTCTCCCGGTGTCGGGCCTGTACCCATGATTGCCGGAGGGATGGTGCGAGCCCAACGCTCGGCAAGCTCATCAGCCAATGGGAAATCCGCGGACTTCCACAACAGATCACCGCCTACCTTCATGAACTCCGGGTTCTGAGCTGCGATCTGCGTCATGGCGTTGAAGCCTTCCTGACGGCGGGTCGCGTAGCCGGGGCCTATGTCGCTCTCCACCTCGTACTGCCCGACTGTCGGGTTGAAGATGGCGGCTACGGTCTGCTTGGCCTTGTCCTGGCCACCATCATCCGGTGCCGGGGCCTGCTGATAGGCAGTCGCGGCATCCGGCTTGATCTGGATCTGGCTTTCCGTGCCATCCTTGGCGAGGATGCGGATTACCCGGTCTGTGTCATAGACCTTTGGAATGAGGTCGATGAATATCTTCCCGGTGTAGCGGATACCAACTGCAAGCCCGTCGATGAAGTGATAGGTCGCGTTGTCTCCCTGGCGCTGGCGTTCATTGATTGCCTTGCCCGAGGTAGCGTTCTCGTTCTGCCCGAACTGCGACTGATACTGACCGGAGGCCATCATCAACTGGTTTTCGCAAAGCTGCATCCCCTGAACGTAGGCCGTGGCCATGACCGGAGGCTGAACCCTCGTCGGAGGCGCAATCGGTTTTCCATCTTCATCAAGGCTGTTGTACGTCAGGACAGACGCAGTTTTGACGTTCGCAGAACCCCATTCTGTTTCACGGCCTTCGATAGCAGCAGCCGGCGCGATGTATGGTGATTGCGTCTGAAATGCAACCTGGGCGGTAGCCTCACTGGACCAGTAGTTGAACATACGCTGCGGATCTTTCATCGCGCGAGTATGACCCTTGCGGTCCATCTTGCCTTCGATGATGGTCTCTTCGCCAATGACGCGGACAATCGGGATGTATTTCCCCAACCACGGGCGACGATCAATGATCTGATTGCCGGCGATCTTGTACCACATGATTTCGTTGGCAACGATGTGGCGGGTGTGCGTGTTCTCCTTGTCGTCCTTGACCAGTTCGAAGATGGCCTTCTGGTCTGCGGTCATCTTGGACTTGCGAACGATGATCTGCTGGCCGGCTTCCTGATATGGCATCGGGACGACAAACGAGACCAGCGTGTCCTTTTTCTGGGTGCGCTGGTAGTATTCAGCGACCCGAACATGGTCCTTGGTCATCCAAGCATCGGATGCGTTGCCAACTGTCGCGTTGCCAATATCAGCATAATCGGGATAGTCGGCCTCGAACGTCTTGCGAGGCACATCCTCAAAGATGAAACCGAACCGGGCGTCCGAGCCATCCGTCTCGTTGATATCCGGATCAATGTAGACCGAGAGCATGTCCTTGATCGGCCGGATATAGATTTCTTGGTCGAAGCTTTCATCGCTGACGTAGTCGGTGACGACACGCCAGTAGCCAATCCCGCCCTGAACCTGAAACACGCTAGCGCGGTCATAGGCCTGCTCAGCATTGGACTGGTATTCGATATGGCGGACAATGCCCTCAAAGACCTGTGCAGCGTCGTAGGTGGCGTCACCACCAACCGGGCGGATATTCACCCCCGGCTTGTTCTGCTTCGCGTCGTTGCTGATCTGGAGGTTATGCTGACGGGTCTTGTTGATCGTCAGGCATGGCTTCTGCAGATCAATGCGGACCTGGCTGGCAGTATCGCCCCACTGCCACATGTTGTCGGAGTCAGCATTGGCGAACTTGATGTCCTCAATGAAGCGCTTTTGAAACGTGGCTTCCCACTCTTCGCAGCGCTCGAAGTCCTTTTTGGCTTCCTGGATGATCTTGTCATCGTCGGAGAGCTTATAGTCTTCAGCCATCAGGTCATCCAGGAGGTTGAGCTAGGAGGTATGGAAGTACGCGGCTTGATGCTGCCCTTCGGCATCTTCATGGCGCGATTGCGGATGTACCAAGCGATGACAATGGCGTCGGCTTCGTCCGTCGAGGAACCCAGACGCTTGCGAATGTCTTCCTTGCTTTCGATCAGTATCTTGCCGCTCTTTGGCTTCCAGCGCGGAGCCGTCAGCTGGGCGAGGATTCGAGCGCCGGGCGGCAGGATAATCTCGGACCCGTTGTCCGGGTCGAGAGCTATCCGAAACTCCCAGTACATCTTGGCGCGAAGGTTGAAGTATTCAAGCTTGGTGCCGGGATCCATTCCCTCGCCCGACGACGAGAAGACAATCGGGATCGCCGTGATGTTGTTGTGCGTGGCCAGATGGTCTCGAGCCGAGCCGCCCCAGCCACCCGTGGTGTCGATGCCGATCGCCGCGCCATCGCGACGCTTCTTGAGGATCAGCCCGGCCACTACAGGCCCGTTGGGCGTGTCTTTGCCTTCTGACTTATCCACCTCGTCGAAGTGGGTAGGATCGCCGTCTGGACCATCGTGGAGGGCCGCAAGCGTGGTGTTGTCGGCGCCGCCTTGTGCAACGTCGACGCCCAACGATTTCATTGTGGTCTTTGGTCTACCGGGCCATGCCTCTTGAGCAGCCCTTACCCATTCGGACGGGATGACCTGCCATTCATCGTCCATGCGACCTGCAAGGAAGTCGCCGAGCAGGAGCTGCGACCGAAGCGGCTCGGGCATCGAATTGATCTGCGCCCGGTAGCTCGTCTCGCGAAGATAGGGATTATCCTCAAGCTTTGACGGAATGAATGTGCGCGACAGCGGGATGTGCAGATTATCCAACGGGGGTGATGCCGATATCTCGTCAGCCGTTGCCAGCCGCGTGACAACGCCGTTCTCGATGATCACCGGCTCAGGCCCATCAACCCAGTGCGTCTTTATCTCAGCCGCGGTGCCGGAAGCCACAGCCCACCGAAGCTCCCCGTACTTGGAAGGCTTCGGAAACATCGGGTCAAGCCAAGGGGCGAACCATTCGATGAGCCAAGACCCTTCACCCCCGATCGGAGGATTCGACGCGATGACCGCACGGCAACGGCGGCCATCGGCCGAACGAAGCCATCCAAGCACGAAGTTGACCTTGTAGGCTGAAAGCTGGGCTCCTTCGTCGAAGGCGATCAGGTCATGGGGCCGACCCTGCCATGACTTTTCAGCCCCAGGCGCGTCCAGATGCCCACATTCGACCAGACGGCCATCTTGAGTGGTCAGCTTCTTCTTGTTAGTGTCCTTGTGACGTGGCGTGCCGCAAAGCTGCCCTAGCCGCTCCCAGAAGCCGTCAAGGTCGTTCGACTGACGTCGAAAGATAACCGTGCGGTTGTGCTCCGTCAGGGCCAAGCCGCAAAGCAGATCAGTCTTACCGCCACCAGCAGCGCCGCCATAGAGCAGCAGATCAGCCTCAGACAAGAACGCCTCGAGCTGAGGGCCCGGCGTCGGCAGCCACGGCTTCTGCAGCTCTTCCCGGATCAGTTCGTCAAGCTCATCTGTTTCTTCGACGCTGAGCCCCCGGAGAAGCGCGTCGAGACGATCAAGAGCACCATCCACAGATTATGACCCAGCTTTGGCTTTGCGAGCGAGAAGAGTGGCCACAGCGGCCTTGCGTTTTTCAGGCGAGACGTCGCGGGTTTCAATCGGGCCACCATTAGGCCCACTGATCTCAATGTCGCGGCGCTCGGTGTAGTCGTCGCGGAACCTGGCCTGGACCGTGGTGCGCCAAACAGCCGCGTTAAACTTGTCCGAGACCATGCCTTTTGAGCCTTGATCTTCCCACCAAGCCTGCGCGTGAGCTTTCGCACGTGATAGCGCTTCCAGAAATTCAGGAAATTCGACTGCCCAGTTGTCGATCGTGGTCCGCGAAATATCGAAGTGGGAACACATTTGGGCTAGGCTTTTGCCCTCACGCGATAGGGCAATGACGACCTCGCAATATGCGGGATCGTATTTCGATGGGCGACCGGCTGTCATTGTGTGCCTTACGCGCTAGTAGCGCCGAGCTGAGCGGATTTCCACGTCAGTGCCGCGGTGACATAGAATTCGCAGCGCAGCGCGTTGGTGAGCGTCTTGCCGGTCGATCCAGCAACACCGTCGATCGTGTCAGCAGTACCGTTGGCGCCATAGACCTTGATCGGGTTGGCGCCATCGTTGAAGATGGCCACATAGCCGCCTATGCCGACAGCAGCTGCAGACGGGAGAGCAACACCCGTGCTAGCTGCCGCCGTGGCTATGACGTTGACCTGCTTGGTTATCGGCAAAGCGGTTGCCTGGGTTGTCCCGGTAGCAACCAAGCCCGAGATCGTCGAGTTGAGGATCGGAAAGGCAATCGTGCCGTTGAAAGCGTTGTTGATCTGGTCGCGCCACAGATTGAGATCCTGGCCAGTGACCAAGCGATAGCCCGATTGGAACGCTCGGGAAATGATGTTAGCCATCTGGCCTTCTCCTTTAGTAGAGCGTTGCGACGGGACCGACGCCGGCCGTGTAGGTGGTCGGAGGCGTGATCGAAGCCGATGTGCCGAACGTGCCGGTTGCCGAGCCAGTGAGCAGCGGCGAGGTCGGAGCGTTGTAGGTGGCGATGCGGGCCGTGGTGCCGTTGTTCTGGACAACGATGAAGTAGTTGCCCGGTGCGATCGAGACCGGCGCCGTGAACGGGATCTGCTGCCATGTGCCGGCTGTGCCGACCGTGACGCCGGCCAAGGCCGTGGTGGCGACGAGAGCGCCGGTGGAGTCGTGAAGCTCGTAGATGAACTTGTCCGTGCCGCCAGTAGCACCGATGAGAGCCGAAATGCCGGTAAAGGTGGTATTGCCGGAACCTGTGGCACCGACCGAAACGCTCGTATAGTAGCGGCTGCCGGCGACGGGCGTCAGGCTGGTGTTGTTGTTCAGGAACGAGATGGCCGCGGCGAGCTGGACCAGCGTCATGGCCGCGGTCTGCGGGTTGATGCCGTTGGCAGCCTGTGTGTCGATCGCGAAGCGTTCAGCGCCCGTTACTGCGGCAGCAAGCGGCACGCCATTGGTGGAGTATCCAGCCATTGGGTATTTTCCTTTCGATGGTCAGGGAAGACGCCAATGGCGCCGGAGGTAATTGAGTTTTGGTCCAGCTTG